CTGCGTCTGATTCTGGGTGGTCGTACTCTGGCCTTTGCCGCCGCCGCACATGATGGTTATCCGATCGTGTTAAGTTCCTATGAACTCGCAGCAACAAGGGCAGGAGAAGCCGTGCTTCCCTTTGCCCCAACAAAGAAGAACTCGCCAACCTTCGGCAGCATCCGTCGATAGAGACGACACTTGGCTTCCGTCCGCACATTGGAGATGATGCCAGTCAACAGCGGCAATCCAGTTGTCGTTACCTGATCCTTCATCCATTGCACCAGTGCCTGAACGTGATGCGACTTTCTGTGTTCGGGATCGGTGTAGATGAGATACTCTTCAAGGTGCATATCGTTGGTGTACCAGTAGCTGCCGAGCATCAGGAACACCAAAGCCTCCAGCTTGCCGACTGGGCCGATAACGCCGATCACTCCACGCGGTCCTGTATCACCCTCGAAGATCAGATCTGGTCTTAGGACGCGGGCCAGAAACCACTGCACCTTCTCCGGCGCTAGGGTGAAGAGCCCATTCTCGTTATGGCCCTGCAGGAAGAGTCGCCATATCTCGAAAGAATCATCAGGGACAGCAAGCCTAACAACAGATGGACTGCTCATGATGGCCTCCTAAATTCGCCAAAGTAATCTAATGCTGCCTTGCTATAAGCAGCTTTTGCTTCTTTCCTTGTAGAGAACTGTCCTAAATGAATGGACTTGTAGTTGACCATTATCTGAGCTCGATACCGGCCGCCTCTTGCGGTATAAACCCCTCTTGTTATTTTTGATTTTGAATTAGCTATATTCTGGCTTTGAGTCGCTTCTCTTAAATTATCAATTCTATTGTCAGACGGATTTCCGTTAATATGATCGATGTTAATCTTTGGCCACGTTCCGTGAGTAATTGCCCAAGCAATGCGATGGACATAGTAATCCTTTTTATTTATCCCGACTCGCATGTATCCATCCTTTCTCACTGTCCCGGCGGACAAACCAACAAGCCGTTTCTTCCCGGTATTTATTTTCCAGGTTAATATGCCACTACCGGAATCGTAGTTAAAAATGCGCTTAAGTTCCTTTATTTCCATCTTGTTCTACTTTTTTGGTCCTGGGAGACTCTTCAGCGTTTGAATATTTTTCTTTCTTACCGAAAGAACGAATTTGTCTAGAACCTTGTGGCCGGCTTTAATGTCACCGTGCCCGATATCCTTTACGGCGTCTGGATGAATGATGTACTCGCCGCCCGCGGCGATAATGGGTACATGGCCATCGTCGCCATCCTCGCTTGTCTCGCCTCCGTCCTGTTTACGGGGCGGCCGAAGGTTTAGGTTCATGCGCGGCATATGCGGACGACCGCTGCGAATATGCGGTGCCGGGAGCCCATAAGGACCGCTGGTAAACATCTTTTTCAGAATCTCACCGCCCGCCATCGTATTGCCCTGCCCCAAGGCACTGGGAATATCCGCTGGCAGAACATAAGACCCAGCCGGGACATTCAATGGCAGCTTATCGGTACGACCGGGTATGGATGAGTGCAGCATACCCTCTCTTTGCAGGCTGCGCGAGGCACCCAACGTCACCATGCGCTCCATGTCGACGCCGCCGCCTCCGGCCTTGTATTTGCGGGCTGTGCTGAGGGCTACGGCAATTGCTTGCCTGTTTGCCTTGGCCTTGCCGAACTTGGCCTTGGTCTTGGCGTAGGTCTTTCCAGTGTGAAACTCGCTGATGTTCTGCGAGACAGTTTCCTTACTGGAGCCGGGCTTGAGCGGCATGATTCACCTATCTATCGGCTGTTGAGGCCATAAAGCTTGTCGAGCAATTCATCGGAAGTACCGTACTTGCTCTTAGCCCTTTGTCTTGTTTTGCGCAAAAGACGGGCTTCGGCTGCCGGTTCGATGCCGGCAAGAACATGCTCGTGCCATCCCTCAGGATCGTCATTCTGTGACGAGCTTTGGTTTCTTGGGTTTTCCGATTTGTCGTTTGTAGTAGGCATTGAATCTCTCCATGCTTTCCGCATTCTTCAGATTGAGCTGGCCGGCCCAGCCATTAGCACCAAACCGGATATTTGTTGCGTTCCGCATATTTCTGCCGAGCAGCGCGGCCCTGCCGATCTCGTTGCCAAAATCATCCTTCGCGGTGATGTCGGCCAGCTGCCACATGGCGCGAGGATCGGGATCGTTCAAAACCTTCGTAAGATAATCTTTTACCCCCGGATCGGAGATTTTTAACCGCTCGTTACTGACTTCATGTTTGATGCTACTTCTTACAAGATTCCAGCTGGCTTGCTCGGGAATCCATCCATACTTAGCCCAGCTATAGGGACCTGATGTCAATCCAGCGTTCAACTTAACATAATTGAGACCCATCTTATTGTAGGCATCGATCTGCTCACGCAGCATCTTGGGAGCAAGTTCACCGCCTTGGTACTTAGGCTCCAGACTGAGCAGTCCGTGATAGGCGTATTTTTGAGACGGAATAATTGCTCGCTCGATCGAGCCAACGAAGTCTCCGTTCGGGTGCATCAGTGGGCCATCGAAGTAAAGAGCCGGAGCGCCAGATCCATATGGATCGTTGCCGCGTCGAGCGGAGATACGGCTGGTATTCAGGCCGCCAAAATATCTATTGGCAAACTCTTCCTGACTCGAAAAATGCTTGCCAAGAACATCGTTGAAATAGTTTGAGAACTGTTGAACGACGCCCTGATCGTAATTGGATTGAAACGGACCAGCCTGGTGTAGTGGCGGCTCTTGCCGCTGTGGGGTGGCCCAGGTTATGTGCCGCTCCATGTCTCTATCTAAAGCATCGAACCTTTCATGCAGGGCATTCCACAGTTTGGGGTCCTTTTCCTGATAATGATAGGCATCGGCCCCAGCCCTACTCAATTTATCGCGGATCGACAGCAGGTCGGCAGCCGATAAATGTTCGACTTCATGCGGAGAAACCAAACCAAACAATTCGTCCAACGAGCCGATAACCTTCGGCGGAATAACTCTGCCGTATTGACCCTCAAGGTGATCTGCTAGTGCGTTAAGTGGGCTGGCCCCTTGCTGCGGCGCTGTCCTGACAGGAACCCGATCACTTGGCGGGGGCTGGAGTCCCGCAATCTCCCGTTTCATATTGTTGGCAAGATCGACGTAATTCTCAGGATCGCTATATCCCCAATCCTTTGGATCATGCCCATTATTTCGCAACCAATCCTTGGCTTCTTCTAGATGGGTGATTTCGCGGAAGGCAGGACGCGCTGGATCGACATGGCCTTGTTCACCAGGTCGCGGCTGATTCCATTCTTCCATTCTATGCCGCATGACGCCAATGCGAGTTTGCTCAGGAAGACCCTGAAGAATTTTTTCTTCTGCTTCTGGACTTGCGGTACGTCTTATTTTTTCTAATGCCCCGGCAACAAGATCTGGCCGATCGCCATGGGTTTCAAGTAAGTGATCGACTATCGATCGCGTCCAATACTGAACAGCCTCAGGCCCTGCCTTGCTTGTGGCATCGCTTGCGACTTTCATAAGCGGGGCAGCCGCAGCCTTCTCGACTGCCATTCCCGGCAGGACACTCAAGGCAGCCTCTCGGTACTTGCCATGCTGGATGTTCTCCTGCGCGCCAAGACCCATGCCGACGGGGGTCAGATCGGAGAGACTCATAGACTGCTCACCGAGTCCGGTCGTGCCGAGAAGACCGCGGGTAAACTGTTCTCTGGCTGGCGAGGCAGGCTTGTCACCCATACGCCCTTGCCCGAGACGCTCGCGCCAGGTCGGATGATAAGCCTTCATCTCCGTTCCTGGCAGCGGTGGCTCTGGGTATCCGGCCTCAAGCGCCTCTGGCGGCTCAGGCGGGGGTCTCGGTCGCGGCAATGGAACGGCATCAGGATTCCAATCCTCGCCGACTTCGCCGCCATCTTGCGCACGACGCAAAGCGAGTGGCTGCCCGCGCATATTCATAATAGAGCCAGGTTCGGTCTCCCATCCTTTGGCGTATCCAGGCTCAAATTCTTGATGGCCTTCCATAACGCGGACATTAGGGGTTTTCTTTTTCTGATAATCGCCAAGAAATTCTGGATCAAAAACAAGCCCACCTTCCTGATATTTCTTTAGCTCAAAGTAATCACAGGTATCCTGCGCCCTGATGTGCCCCTTAACTGACGTACAAGATGCCGGTGATCTGAACATCGTGCAGATCGAGCAATGCTCGCTCTTCGTCCCCAAACGGTAATGAGCCGTCGCCTTGGTTGCCTTGACCGTGCCGCCCTTCTTGAAATTGACCTCCGGCGAAACCGGTTTCTTGCCGCCACCACCATCAAGCCACTTCTTGAATGCGTTGATGCTGAGCTCGGTAACAGCGCCGACAAAATGCGGATTATACTCCCGGCCATAGAAGGCTTTATAGACGGCGACTGCCTTCTTCTTTGAATCGAATCCCACTAAACACTTGTGCTCGTCAAACTTATCCTTATGACGACGCATCTGATCGACGATGAAAACCTTGTTGCTGTCTTTGTTGGGGCCGACAAAGACATCGACTTGATCCCCATCTCCGCCTTCGGTGTGCCGAATGTAGCCGTAGTCACAGGGAAGGCGATGCGTCCAGCCTTCGCGGATTTGACCTTTCGGGGTTTCAATCCTGATAGGAATACCCTGAAACTCCATAGACTTTACTGCGCCACCGTTGGCGTACTTGCGTGCCGCATGAAAGGCAGCAGCGAGTGACATCTATGCCGCCCTAATCATGGTGATGCCGCCAACATATCCAGGATTAAGAACTGGAAACATGGTCCCGCTGCCGCCGGAGTCTACGGTGATTCCGGTCGTTTCCGTAGATGTGTCTTGAGTGGATACCGAATATTGATTGGTGCCGGCACCGCCAGTAACACCACCAACGCTTGTAACTTTTACGTATTGATGATGATGGCCAGGATCATTAACCGTCAATGAGTAGTTCGGCATGTTGATTTGGCCTAAGGCAATATTGGAATTTCCGCCTCTATTGAGAAACGCATTGCCGTCGATCGCTCCACTTAAGCGACCGGTTCCCTGATTGAGCGCAAAGCGGGTCCCGCCCCTTGCGTCAGGCAACGTCGTGCCGCCAAGCGCGTTTGCCAAGTTTGGATATGTCACTGAAGAGAATGCTGTGCCGTCGCAATTCAAGTAAGGCGGGATAGTACAGGCAACTACCCAAGCCGGGACAGATGAGCCGCCATAGTCCCAATAGGTGCCTACCGGAGGTAGCCCTCTAAACCTAGCATTAACGCCATCAGTCAAAATCTCTGTCATGCTGCCGGGAGGAATACCAATGATTCTGCCCCCGGCTGCCGTTGTCTGCGCAGTTAGGCCAAAGGCGGATGAGTTGGTTGTATCATTGATAATACTATAGAAGCTGCCGACCGAAGGAAATGTAACGGCGATGTTTGCAGTAATGGCCCCCGTAAATCTGATGAAGGCGCACTGATATTGGGCCGAGCTGAGGATTACTGGAGCGTTTGTCAAAGCAATGGTGGCGGTGCCACCGAGCATGTTGTCCAGAAGATCCTGATCGGTGTTGATATAAGGACCCCAAGTCCCTGCCTCGGTGCCGACCGTGACCTTGATGAGACTCTTATTGGTAGTGGTTGTTATAGCCATGGTTCACACCTATAGAGGATAAACAGGCACTTTGTATTGTGCTCCTGAGCTCGTTGTAACTAACAGAAAGCCGCTCGCTTGCGAGGACGAAAAGGTGATAGCGCCAGCAGTCGGCGACGAGCTGGATACTATTCCTGACTGCGGAAAAACAGAGCGAAGCGTTATCGTAAGGTCCTGAATGGCGACGACGCCATTTTGCAGGGCAGACATTATGCCATCCAAACCTATTGCCACTAACGCCTCCCGCTCAATGCATAACGGAATCGAATCTTGCCTAGCCGCCAGAACTCGGCATTGTTGCTCTGGATAAGCACAGACATCAAACGACCGCGTATGCGCGGCGTCAAAAACTCTGTCGTCGCATCGACAAGGTATGGACCGTGGACAATCGGCGTGGCCCCAGGATAATCGGCACTATAGAAGGTTATAGTGATCTGCGCATCCGAAACCTCGGAGAACAGATTGAATCGGAAATCTGGAATGATGTAGTCAACGAAGGCTAGGTCGTTACCTTCTGTCAGCGCCCACCAGCCGCTACGGAATGATGGGGCACCAGTTCCGGTCGTCGTCTCGCCGGTCTCATGCTGATAAAGAACGCCGCCGGAGTCTGAAGCGATGGGATTGCCGAGCACCGATACATCGATCCATGCCGTTCGTATAAGATTGCCGTAGTCCCAGCTGTTCTCGGCAATGTTGTATTTCACATAGGAATCGTTCTCGGTCACATTGATCGATGGGAAAAACCATCCAATCTCGTTGAACACGCTATTGGGAGCGCAACGAATCTTGTGGGCGTTGGCCAGATTCAGGTTTTGAAAGATATAATCCCATACGCTGCAGGGGATGGCTTGTACGCCATTGGCAGTAATGGTGAAGAAGTTGTTGGTGCCGCACCAGAACACACTGCCGGCAAGAACGCCGGCACCGTGCTGGCCGATGAGACCGCACCCGGTGCCAGCACGGGTGAAGTTGAAGATAACCGTGCCGCCGACATATTGCATGATCCAGACATCGATGTCGGTCCAGATCAAGCCGTAATTCGGGGCCTGCATGCCGCCCTTGATGATAGATCCGGTCGGTATATGAAAACTGCCGGCTGCGGTCTGGTTGCTCACCGTCCAGTTGGTGTAGTCGAGATTATCACTCCAACGCACAACGAGGTTGTCCTGAACGCCGGTACTCAGCACCGAGCGCCAAGCGACAAGAATCTGCTGTGGCATGGAGACAAAGATGCCACCGTTGAAGAACGGCGCTGTCGCGATGACCTGTCCGTTGGAGAAGCCGCTTTCCGGCGACCAGACGTAGATCGGCCCGTTGCTGGGGCAGGCAAGCAGGTTTTCTCCCCAATTATCCAAACTCCAGTCATCGGCGGAGATTGGATTGCCTTGCGTGGCCGGGGTCGTTCCGCCAATGCCACCGAACAATCCAGAGCCATAGGCTCCGGCACCGAATGGTGTTCCTGTTCCGGCGGGGCCGCCGGTCACATAGTAAAGCGCCTGCACCAGCGAGGAATTCATCGTCGCCGATGATGTGGCGCTGGCCTGTGTCGTGGCCGTGATCGTGAATTCGGTCGAATCGATAACCGAGGTGATGGTGTACGGACCCTGAATGGTCAGGCCATCCAGGGTGGTTGGGGCAATGAATTGCTGTGTCAGCCCGATAATCGACTGAAAGTTGTTGTTGGGAAGGTCGACCGTGACGATGGGGGAATTTGCCGTCGAAAAGAATACCGGCAGGATTCCGCTGGCGGCGATCGTCGTCGAGGCCGGGACGCTCGATACGATCTGATAGGAGCCGGTGCTCAGCACCGAGAAGATCTGGTAGGCCCCATTGATGAGAAGGTTTCCAATGGCAACAGGAGTGTTAAAGTAAACCGCGTTGTAGATCGCCGCCCCGCTTCCGGGATCGTTGACAGTTACGGCCTGCAGTCCAGACGAGATGGAAAAGCTCAGGGTGAAATTGGTGGTGAACGTCTGTGGCGTGATGTCGTTGTTGGAGCCGGCGGTAACGACGATGAGGTTTTGTGTTGCGCCGACGCCAATATGGTCAATGCCTTGGATATCCTGCCAAGCGTGCAGGTCACGCACCGTCGACGGGATTGCTGAGCCAAAGGAAACCCATCCGCCGTAGGTCTGGATGAGCCCGCCCTTGAAGCGGATCAGTTGCGATTCGGAAATCCCCGCTTCGTTCAGGGAGAGGGTCTTTTCGACATCCACCCCTGGCTTGAGAGTTACGGCCCCCATCGGCATGGGTTACATCCTCTTTTGCGCGAGAGGATTGGGCGGCTCCGGGGTGTAGTTTTCACTCTGATACTTGGCGCGCAGCTGCTCGATCGCGGCGGACCCGAACAGCTGCTTGTATTGGGCTTCCCATGCAGCACCCATCTGCGGGTTATCGGCCTGCTGGCCGAAGTCGCGCATGTAGCCGGAGGCAAACACCATCGAGGCGGCGATAAAGAGATCCGGGCAATACTGTGTCAGGAAGGTACTGGAATTAGCTGACGATAGCGGGGTCGGCCGCTGGATGCCGATGACCTCGGCTGTATAGGGCAGATCGGGTGCAGGCCCCAAGAGTATCTCGGTATCCGAGGCCATGGCCCAGAACTGCGGCACATCGGTTACGGTTTGGCCGGATGGATAGGAGATATCGAGAAACTCACGGGATACTGGGGTCAATTGAACCCGCGAGCCGTTCGTGGCATTCAGACTCGACGGCGTGATGATGTTGATATTGTCTATAATAATGAATGTGCCGGTGGCGGATGGCACAGCAAAGTTCCGGTTGCCGCTGGATACGGTTGTCGTGGAATCGGTGACTTGGACACGCAGGGGGTTCAGTTCGCGGTAGAGCCTCTGCTCCGCGTAGTCGATCATCCCCGGCAGCATGGTCTGAAAGTCAGGCGTCGTGCTGCTGATGACCATCAGATTGGAGATTTGGGCAGTATAGGTGGTGTAGTTAATCATCCCCCCTCATACCAGATTTAGGCCGCACACGAAACTGGACCCCATTATGGCCCAGGAATGCTCGTTATGCTTCCGGCATGCTGCGCCAGAACACCGGTAATCCCGTTCCAGCAGAATTCCGGTCCTATAAGCGGAGGGCTTACCTCTAGCCAGAACTCAAACGGGGTGAGGGTGCCTTTGCCCAACTGTTGCTCAAGTGAGAAACCGAACTGATCCGGGGACCTGTCAATGTTCGAACCAGCAATACTCACTGGCGACAGGGCTACCCAGTAGCGCGTTGCGCTATCGAACGTGGTGACATAATCGCCAGCCTGATAGCTAAAGGTTGAATTCCAAGGATCTGGCACGACGCCAATGATGGGCAGGGCGTTCCCCGTATGCATAAATCGGCCCTGTAGTGGCGTTACGTTCTCACCGCCGGCCCCGAGATCCACCGGAGCCAATCCGGCAGTAACAAAGAAATTCAGGTTTGCCGCATTGGTCAGATCAAAAAAAGTATTCGATACCCCAAGATAGCAATAGGCAAAGTCCGTATTAGTGTGAGAGTCGGCGTTAAACTCCCATTCCTCTCCCTCTGAAGCCCCGACATTTACGATCCCAGCATGTGGGGCAAACCCATTGAGGCTGGTGCCAACCAGCTTGGCGTACATTTGTCCATGAACAAAGCTGCCTTGATCTGGGAAGCCGCCGCTCGCATCGATCACCCCTGATCCATTTGCGGTATCCATAACGCTTCCGCCAAGAACGGGGCCGCCACCTCCGTCTTGCTGCGCAGCTTCCGCCCCGCATGGTGGCTTTGCGAGAACGGCCACTCCTTCCAGCGCTCGCCGCGCAGCATGCTCACTGACTCGTCGTGCCCG